AAAACATCGGCACTGTTGAAGAATGTGAGAAAGCAATGAAGTTTGTAAGACACTATCAGGAAGAGAATAAATATTTATAAGGAGGATCAAGTATATTGAAAGCTACAGTAACAAGTATTACAGGATTTTATGAAGCATTTGTATCTATGTTTATGAGTAAAAGAACGTGGACACCAGAATTGAACGAAGAAATTAAAGTTGTATGCGATAAGGTTTTAAATCCTGATGGAAGATTAAAAGAGGATCAAGAGGTTGAAAGCTATGATAAGTTTTGTAAATGGCTTGGGATGCTGCTTCGTATGGGCAAAAGACATATTACAGTTCTTAGATACATTGACATTACAATTATGACAGAAGGATTGCATAGAGCAGGACAAGATGACGTTGATGCACACGCAAGAAGATTTGATAATCGAATTATTAGAAACAGTACAAGGTTAGCAACATTTGATGAAGGAGAAATGTCAGATTATTACAAGGATAAAGTATTAACAGATGGACAGGCTTGCAAAATTCTTGGATTTGAATTACCAAACGAGATTGAGCATGATGGTAAAACATATGTAAAATCGACTAATGGATATGTTTTAAAAGAATATGAGAATAACAAAGATGTAAAACGTGGTCTTTATATGTTGGGTATTCCAAGCAATTTTATATCTAAAATCAATCTTTGTGAATGGGGACACGTATTTAGAGAGCGTTGTGCTGATGGCGGTGCTAATCCAGAAGTAAAAGAATGGGCAGAACAGGTTATGAAACAGATTACGGAATTTCATAAAGAGATTACAAGAGATTATGTTTTATCAATTCAAAACTAAATCCTGATTTCAAGAGAGGAGGAATTGAATGGAAGAAGTAATTAAAATTTTCAAACAGATACAAAATACAAGTAGTACAAATGATAAGAAAGCCATCATTGAAGCAAACAAAGATAACGAATTATTCAAAAAGTGCTTAGTGTTCTTACTTGATTCAAATATTGTAACTGGTATCAGCGATAAGAAATTAAATAAATTCGTTGGTATGTCAGGAACAGAATTGAACTCTTTTGAAGAAGTAATGAAATACTTAGCTGATTTTAATTCAGGTAGCGATATGGATATTGGAACTATGCAAGGGTTTATCGAGAATCAACCAGAAGAATACCAAGATTTTTATAAACAAATGATCACAAAGAAATTTCGTCTTGGTTGTGATAAAAAAGTTGTAAACAGTGTAATTCATGGTTTGATTCCATCATGGGACGTACAACAAGCATATCCTATTTCTGAAAAGAATGAACCCAAAGATGGTGAATGGTTTGCGTTATCTCAGAAGCTTAATGGTAATAACTGCGCATACTATAAAGGAAAACTAATTAGTAGACAAGGTAAACCATTTACATGTCTTGACCACATCATTAAAGATATTGAACGATTACCAAAACATGAAAACTATATGTTTAATGGTGAGCTAATTCGTAAAAATTATGATAATCTTTCTGATAATGACAACTTTCAGATTGGAACTGGTATTATCAATTCTGACGATTC